CTTTTTAGCTCCGGTATAGTCATGCTGTTTGATGAGGTTCCCATTAAAACTCTACAAACAGAAATTAATTTATCTGTAGGTAAGTTTTTAGCTAAAACTTGAGCGTCTAATTCTAATTCAACAGATGCTAATTCTTTTGATGCATCTTTAGCTCTGTCAATTTCTTCAAATATCATTCCGTTACCTGGATGATAATGTAAAAACTTTTGTAAAACCTGGTTTTCTCTTTGAACCACTAACATGCCGTCTTCGAAAACGATAGGTTCTAATATAGCATTTCCATCTTGTTCGTCTTCAAATGGACTTTTTTGATTTCTTGCATATCTCAAAGGTCTATTTACACCTTTCTCTTCATCAAAATATAATAAAGGAGATCTTACAGAATGTCTTGAGGATAACATATAAGCTAAAGGTCTTTCGTTTCTTTTAAGCTTGTATGCTTTATTTATAAGGGTAGTATTTTTTTTCATTATAATATAATTTAATTTGATTTAATAATAATAAATATTACCCCCGCCGAAACGAGGGTAAAATTTATGTAACAATTTAGTCTTGGAATAAGAAGAAGTTGTTTGCACCTAAAGTACATACAGCTCTTTCAGATAGGAAGTTTACTTCCATTGCATCCAAGTCAGAAGTTCTTGCTCCACCAGCTGAACCAGTGATCCAAGTTTTGTATCTTCTGTCTTCAGTTTCTGAAGCTCTATATCTAACATGTAAGAAAGGTCTCTTAGCGTTCTTACCTAAGATTTGATCGTATACAGTAGTTGAACCAGCTGGTACTAATAGACCATTGATTGCTCCACCAACAACGTCACCTCTCATTGTAGGATCGTTAAGGTATTTCCAGTCAGACTTATAGAAGTCATAACCTCTTCTAAATCCTGTAAATCCAAGATTTAAGGCCATGTCTTTGTCATTGTCAAAAAGACCATAAGACGTACCACCCGCTCCGTAAGAGTTTTGAGCAGCTAGCATATCGTCAATATCAAAAGAGAATTCTCTGTTTACGAAAATTACATTTTCTTCAATTGATCCTTGCTTGTCTAGTCTTTGAATAATGCTATCAAACTGAGAAAGTATTTGTGGGTTTCCACCTCCCCAAACATTTCCTCTATTTTGCACTACATAGAATACACCGTCTGAACCGTTAAGGTTAGCAGCGGCTCCAGCAGCGACAGCACCAGTTTGTAACCAAGATCCAGCACCAGATCCAGCATCAGCAGGAACTGCTTCTAACATTGCTGTTTCTAGATAGTCTTCAAATCTTAGTCTTGTGTCATGCTCAGACTTTAAATACCATAGGTATCCGCTTACGCCGTCTTCACCTGTTACTTCAATCCAACCAATTTGAGCCATATCAGAACCAGAAACAGAGTATTTGTCTTTGATAATAATTGGCTTGTTGTCGAAAATAAAGTCATCAGATTCGTTAGAACCAACCATTCCGTTTGTTCCTTTATTGAATTCTGATCCATATACAAATATATCACACGCTACACCAGTTGCCATTGCTTGACCTGTTCCTTCATAGTAAGCAATTGTTACTACGTTAGGATTACCTGCTGTAGGAGCTACAGTTACAATTCCTTTGTTAGACAAGTTAGAACCAGGAGTGTTGTCACTGATCATAACTGTTTGTCCAACTCTTAAAGCTGCTAAGTTTGGAGTTCCACCTAAAGCAGGGTTGAAGTTACTAAGGTTATTTGGAATTGTCCAATCACCACTTCTGTCTCCAGCCGCACCAACGTTAGCACCTCCGCCTGGAGTTGCGCCTTGATATTTCACATGTAATCTTCCTTGCTCTGCCCATTTAATAAGGTCAGAGTTAGAAGGCATTTCTGCACCAACCATTCTAAGGAAAGATGCAATTGATCTATTACCATATCTTTCAAATTCTTTTTCATAAGTATCAGGTAGATACTGATTTAAGAAATCGAAATTAGTAATGTAGTTTGTACTTACAGGCACTTGTTGTGCACTTGGTTGTAAGTCAAAACCTGGGGTTAAATTTACTGCCATTTTTTTTTCAATTTTTTAGTTTAACTTTTTTTAATACTTCTAATTTTGAGTCCTCTTCCACTATCTACTTTTCCTACGGGCCTTATTTTCATTCCGTTTTTTGAAACGGCTTGAGGAGCCTGTCTCATATCCATATTAATGTTTTTAGATTTTCTTGAAACATTATCTACGGCATTTGAAACACCTTGTTCGTAAAAAAATTGAGCAAACTTTTCCGGGTTCATTGCAACTGATAAAGCTTTATGATAGCCTTTTACATCAGAAATTATACCTTTGTCATCCGTGTACTTATTAATAAAAGTAGAAATGTCTTTTTGAACATTTTTAATTTCTTCAGCAGTACCTGGTTTATAAGTAAAATTATTTTCACCAACCTTGAAATCAAAACCTTTGAATTCATTGTTAAAAACCTCATTGGTTTTATTTAAGAAATGATTATACCTCTTTTCGTTTTGCTCTTTAATAGATTTAGATTCATCAAGATAACTTTTATAAGCATTTAAATTTTCTTTTTGATCAGCAGATAACCCATCCCCACTTGACTCAAGAGGAACTTTATATTTATCTTTTTGTTCATTCAAAAACTTTTTAGCTTTCGCAAGTTCTCGTTTTTTTGCTAGCTTGATTTTCTTAACATCTTTAGGATCATCAATCTCATCGTCAAAATCAAATTTATCTTCAATAATATCTTGAATATCTATTGCGTCTAAACCTTCTTCAGTTGCCGAGTAATAACTAGCTAGTACAGAATTGTCATCCATAGAATCATAGTCTTTTTGCAAATTGTAAAAATCCTGTATGTTTCTACCGGTTTCTTTTTTGTACTTTAAATACGCAGATACATCTTCAGGCAATGGTTCGTTTGCCTCTTTTTCCGCAAACAGTTCATCTACTGAATTTATATCTTTGTTATATCTATCTTTAATATAAGAAAGAACGTTGTCATCATTTAACTCTAATGACGGAGTTTTATTTTCTACTACCTCTTCTTTTTCAGGTTCGATAGTTTGTTTTTCTTCTTTGACCTCTACTTTTTCTACTACATTTTCCTCCTTTGGAGTGTCGTCAAACTTTTCTTCATGCTGTTTTAAAAGCTGCTCTTCAATTTGAGCTGTGGATTTTTCTTCGACTAATCCTAAGTCTTTTACTTTTATTTCCATTTAATTAAATTTTTACAAAGTTAAACAATATTTAGATTAATTTTTTAGCCTATCTTGGCTCAAACTCAGCTAGATCGAAACCATCTAAACTATCTTCGTTTGATTCAAAACTAATAGCAGGTAAATTATTTTTTCTCTGTTCTATTAATTTAGATTGCTCGGTAGACTGCTGGCTAATTCTTTTGTCTTTAGCTTTTTCTCTTTGACTCTCTCTTTCTTGTAAGCCGGATTGTTCAAGACCTTTTAACTGCATTTGGAATTCAAACTCCGTTTGCATAAGCTGTCGTTTTAACTCAGCTTCGTTTTTAAGCTTTTCAATTTCAAACGCCACATCAGCTTGTCTGTATTGAATCTTAGCTTGAGACTCCATTTGTATTTTTTGCATCTCTCCCTGAGACTTGGCTTGCTGTGCTTGCATTTGCATTTGAGCCTGCATCTGTTGCTCTTGCATTCTTTGATCTTGTTCAGCCTCCTGTTTTTTCTTACGCTTTAATTTAAGGAGTTGGTTAGCCATTTTTAAATTGTTAACCTCCCTAATATCTATAGCATCTTCCAGGCTTATGTCTTTTTGAGATAATGCCATTTGAATATTTTGTTCTAGCATTGCTTTTTCTTCTTCGTCTGGAGCCATTTCTATAAAAATACCAAAGTCATACATATATAAATCTTTGATGTCTTCTAATATTCTTAAATTATATTTTCCAATTTGCATAGCAAATTCATCTTTAAAATCTGCATACTCTAAAATATCAGCAGTTCTAATTGACAAACACTCCGCAATAGTTCTTGTTATATATAAACTACCCTGAAGAATATGTCTAGTGGCTGTGTTGGAATTTAAAGCTGCTAACTTTTGTACACCTACCAGTGAGTTAGGATCTGGCGTTGAACCATCCCTAGCTTCGTTTAATCCAGTAACTGCTCTAATCATATCTAAATAATGATTATAGTTAGCAATAAGCATTTGCATTTTACTAGCCCCGCTATTAGCGGTTAATTGCTGTATTGGTACTCTTGCGTTATTAAATTCACCATCTTGAGTATAACTTCTACCAACAACACTACCGGTTTGAAAATATAATCTTAATGCATCTTCAGGATTATAGGTGTTGCCCGTCCCTAAATCTACTTCATTTAATCCATCAGCATCTATAAATACACCATCTGGCACAACTCTTGACACCACTTGTTGTATTTTTAAATGTGTCATTTGTATTAGGTCTGCAAAAGGAATCATTCTTCTTACTAAAGATTCTAATCCTCCTTTATACATTCTAGGAGCTGCTGCAACATAATTAGGCATAGCAAACTGATTAGAGGATTTAGGTCTAACCATATTTTCGGCTAATTCCCATTTTAATAAAATGTTCGTTCCCATAACCATAACACCATCATACCATACGTCAATCTTTTTTTCAACTCTTTCAAATTTACCCTCGTCCATCATTTCTTGTGGAGGATTAAATTGATCGTCTTTTTCTACAGTCTTGTAAGATCCGTCTGCTAATTTTTTTCTTTTATAAACAAACGAATGTGTTGTTTTATAGTTAAAATACATAAGAGTAGCTGTATCTCTATAAAACATGCTGTTTTCATAAAATTGAGATGTGTTAAAATAATTGTACCAAGATTGACTGTATTTGGCTATTTGATTAAGATCTTCATTTGTTAGTGAAGGATCTATTTTTATAAGCTCAGTCATCGGTACGGTTTTTATTTCTCCCCAATAAAAACAATCTTTAAAATACGGATCTTCTGTATAACTATATACTACATTAGCAGGATCAACATAATCTAATTTTACTCCAGCTCCTTTCAAAAACTCATGCTTAGTTATACCAATACCTATAGTAGCTAAATCATAATCTACTCTGCTTCTAATATCATTGTAATGATTTTCAGCCATCAAAGTGTTTATAGCCTCTTCCTCTGCAATCTCAATAGCTGGCTTATACTTCATGTTCATAAACAACTCCATTTCGTCATCATCAGCAGGGAGCTCATCGGGATTCATTGTAAAAGGATTTACACCAAAGTCTGTTTGTATTTGTTCAAATAAAGGTTTAGCTAACACCTCGCCTTCAACCATTTCCTGAAATTCATTTCTTTTTTCAGCCGACAACGCATCTTCTGCGTAGGCTTTAACTTTAAAAAGTCTGTCAGACATTCCATTTACAACAATGTCTACAAACTTTGGAATAATTGGTACTGGTGACCAGTCTAGATTAAGATAACTTAAATCGCCATCTATTGCTAATTCATTTTTGTATTTTGCTACTGATTGCTCTCCTCTTGCATACAAACGTAATCTCATGAACTCATTCCATTGATTATAAAATCTACAGGAGCCATTATCTCTTCTAAACCATTCGTATTGTATTGCTTGACCTATCTGCAATCCATACTCCATAGTATCTTTAGTGGAGTCAGAAACAAATTGATCTGGAAATGCAGCAGCCTGTATATCTATTGTTACTTCTTTCATTTATTAAGTAATTGACTTACTGAGTTCTTGTTATTATATCTTGCAAAGTTAATGCTTATTTTTGATTGTTTTCTGACAGGAGTATACAAGTGTTTTTGATTTGCCATAATCGCTAAACCTGAGCTAATAGCAGCATCAAACTTAGTTCTGTTTGATATATCAAACTTTGCCCAATCTTCTAGTGTTCTTTGAAAATACATACTACCTATATCGTCTTTTTCCCTATAACTACCATCAAAATCTAATCCTACATATTTTTCAATATACGACTCAATAGCTGAGGCGTGAGATTGTTTAACATCTTCAGATGAATTAGGAATACCTCCTAACTCTCTTTCGGTCTTAGATAACTTATTATAAGTTTTATCTGGTCTATTTAAACAAAAGCCTCGGTATCCTCTATTTTTAAAATGATACAATAAACGAGGTTTATTATTTTCACATAATATTGGCATGCCATAAAAAACACAAGCCATTAAAACTTCTTCAAAAAATATTTCTGCCGTTTGTGGCCGAGCAATGTATTCTAAAAAAAATTCATTACTTGGAGCGTCATCCATATTAAATTTTGTCATTCCATGTAAAGCTCCGTTAGAACCTTTTCCTACAACTACTCCTGAAATATCATACGAGTCACAACCAAATGAGCCTACATGTTCGTTCCCAGGATACATTCTTCCACCCTTTACAACTACGTTGTTTTGCATAGAAGCTTTAGGGATGTAAGTTACAAAAAATCTTCCTCTTTTATTTGGGCTCCAAATAACCTTAGAATCCTTTATTCCGTTTTGCCAATGAAAAGATCCTTGCGTTGTATAATGAGCTAAATTAATAGAATCGTTGTAATCTATTTGTTGGTATATTTTAGTTAAATTAAATAAAGACTGCTTGCTTTCATCCCTGAATGCATGTGATTCAGTTCTAGGAAACTGTCTGTAAAATTCATTTAAAGCGTCAGGATCCGATGACAATGACTCTACTTCATTCTCCCAGTAATCCACTGCGCCTTGGGTAATTGGCTCATTGTCTATTCCTTTAATAGGTTTTTCTGGATTTTTAAATACAGGCATCCCATACATGTCAATAAAACCTTCCATATTCCACTCCATAGGAATAAACAAATTATATAAACCACTTTTTGTTTGCCCGTTAGAGTTTCTGTTTCTGCAATCAGATGACTCAAATAAATCTTTAAAATTTCTACCACCTTTATCTAAAGCATTTGATGTAGATCCCATCATACATTTACCTATAACCTTGCTACCTAATCTTAAACATGTTTTAGT